GTTTTTGAGGTAAATCAAGAAGGCGTCTGGACATTCCGTGACGGACCATAACTTTTTGATGTCGTTTGCTTTTTGGTGCGTATATTGCCATATTTGCTGGCCGCCGTGAAGAAGACGCTTTACAAACAAATTCCCGTTGATCTTATCCTGGTGTCGAATTGGCATGATCAAGAATTTGTACATGTCCAACGACAAGACTTCTTCTGGCGGCGGCGGTTCCGTGTAACCAAGCAATTGGCCGGTATTGCCTAACAAGTCAAGAGGATTGCCGGCTAGATCTGTAATTGCCATAACTTCACCCCACCGTCAGGTTGTAAATCTCGCCGGCCGATTGGACGCTTGTCACAAGGCTGACGGTATCGCCTTCAACATCCACCACGCCCAACACTTGTAGGCCGTTGTCGAAAGTATACTTTGAAGGGTTGCGAAGATCCGCGTTGTCTTTCATGATTTCCGTGAACACCACGTCCACTCTCGTATCGCTCTTGGCGATGACCTGCTTCACCGTAGGCTTCCCGCCGGCTCCGATAAAATAGGCTTGATTCATTGAATTGTCGATGGATTTTCCGTCCGTGTCTTGTACGTTTATCACAGTCAAGTGGTAGTTTGCGCTTTGAGTCATTTCCGAGACTACGATGTCCACATAGGTCGGATAATCTTTGTTCTGTGGTTCAATTTCGTTGATGTACAGGTAGGCCGAGCCCGGCGTCAATGGCGTGAGGATGTAATTGGTCTTTTCGAGCAACGCGTCATTCTTTTCCATACGCTCGGTGAATGTCACTCGAATGTGATTGGGTCCAATTGCTTCCGCCGTACTCAAAGCCGGTTCATCCACAAGTGGCGCCCCAAGATAACCGACGCACCAAGACGTTCCGATGCATCCTACGATTTTTTGGGCGTCGCCATCTACGGTTGATTGGATAAAGGCGTCCGCCCACAATCCTACAATCTTTTGGGCGTCGCCCTGTACCGTACCCTGGACCAAGATGTTTCCGGCCGCTCCGTGCTGTCTCTCGGCGTTTGCGTTGGATACGGAAAGCGCCGCCGAGATCTCGCCATCAAGCGGATGATTGACGCTGGCGAGAGCTTCCGTGATCGAAAGTGCCGCTGCGATGGAACCGGAAACCTCGTGGTTGTAATTGAGTTCCGCCCAACCGCCGCCCATCGCCGAGATGCCAGATGAAATGACCGAGTTGATGTTCAAAAGAGCAGTTGCCGTTAGCTGTCCGCCCTTGTTTTCGGTCGCCGCGATCAAATGAAGTATTGCCGCCTCGAAGGTCGCCAAAGTAGCGCAAGCGTCTTCGTCATTGTCCATCGTTCGAGACGTTTGAACCGTCCCGATTGTGTCAAGAATCTTCCATCCTACAGCGTGAACTTGATTCTCATAGTCGTTTTGGTATGATTCTGTGAATCCGTCAGTGAAGTCGTCAAGCCACGTTCTTGTTGAATGGTTTATCCCGAAGCTGACCATCGCCAGCTCGTCAGATTGCGAGGTTGCTCCGGTCGGCCCAACGGTCAACGTTGCGCCTTCGCCTTCGTCGTGTTCAATCGTTGCTGTTTGATCTACCGGCGAAGATGGGCGAAGGCCTGAATATTCTCTCACTTCACAACTATAATCGTCCGACGTTCCCAAATTGATGTCAAGACTTACTGAAGCACTTGAACCAACTATCCCGTACCAAATAGATGTATAAATATTAGAACCGCTATGGGCTATTGATTCGGCTTCATACCATGTGACGCCGATCTGTGAGAAAATAGGCGATACCCCATTTTGCCCAATACACAACGCACAAATCAACATGTTCCCTTCGGTCGGCGCCGCGCTCAACTCAGGGTAGGCATGGCTATCATTTCCCGAATCCGTCGCCGCCTGAACAAAGCTGATCCCCGGCGCGTCGAGATTTCCTGAAGCGCTCGCCGATCCGCTTGCCGTTCCTGAAACCTCGTGAGTCGCTGGCGGCACGCCCTCGAAGGCGGCAACGGCGGCCACCCAATATCCGTTCCCATCCGTTGTGGCTTGCATCCGAGCGGTTCCGGTCGCCGTCGCTATCTTGTACGCAGCTACGAGGGATATTGGACCGTCATCGTCGGCTGAAACTTTTGCTACCGTCGTGAACCCATTTTGAGCGTCGCCCAGATTCGGTATGGATGAGTTGGCGCCACTTACCGCGCCGCCGATCCAAAGGCTGTGTGCGTCGTTGGTAGAAACACCGCCGCTGTCCATAGTCGCCGGATCTTCCCCTTCGCCGTTGTTCGATACGTCGAAGGGGTTACCGGTTGCTACGCCCTCGAACTCCATCACGACGGCGCAGATGTCTCGTTGCATCGGGGCCAAACCCGTGAGATCCACTTGGATGGATTGATCACTTGTATTGACTTCGTTCGCCGCCCATACTTCGAGCGTACAACCTTGATCTTGGAACAAAGCGCCGGCGTCTTCCCAAACAACTTGTTGCCAAGTCACGTCTTGTTGTATTGGCGTATCGAAGACTGGACCGGCATAGTTCGAGTTGGCGATGACCATCACCAAGAATGCGTTGGCCCTCGGCGCACTTGGAAGATTGATCGTGATGCTAAGCTGATCATCTCCGCTGGTCGTTGCGGTAGCATATTGTACCAATCCAAGCGCCACTTCGTTCTCCTACGGCGTCACGGTCAAATCATACACAAGGTTCGGGTCTTGCTCGCTCGTGAGCAGAATGACAGCATCGTCTTCAATGCTTTGGACCGCTATCACGATCAAACCGTTGTTGAAGGCGTATTTCGACGGGTTCCGCAAATCCGGATTGTTCTTCATCCGCTCGCTGAAAACTACCTTCACCAGATTATCGGCGACGGCTTCCACTCTTTTCACGTAAGGTTTCCCGCCGAGCCCCACGAATGTATATTTGTTCAACGATACGTCTATGGGGTTCCCGTCCTTGTCTGTGATGTTATTCACTTCCACTTTATAGTCAGCGCCGTCAGTCATTTCCGACACGTTCACATCTACGAAAAAAGGCCTCAAAACGTTGTCCGGAAGAATCGAGTTGATGTACAAGAAAGCCGAACCTGGTGTTTGAGGCGTAATGGTATAATTGGTTTTCTTGGACAGGTTATCGTCTTTCAACATCTCTTCGCTGAATGTCACTCTGAATGAAGTAGGGGTTCGAGCTTCGATCAACATGACCCGAGGCGTGTCTGTAAGAGGTGCCGCCGCGTATCCTTGCCCCCAAACCGTTCCCCAAAGCCCTACGATCTTTTGAACGTCGCCTTCGACTGTACTTTGCAAGAGATTATCGGCGATACAACCAACGATCTTTTGAACGTCGCCTTCGACCGTGCTTTGACCTTGAATCGTCCCCCAACAAGTGATTATCACTTCCGTATGAGCGTTGACAATTGAAAGCGCCGCTGCGATGTCACCTTCGGCCGAGAAAAGAGCCGAAAGATCCGCCAACGGAACGGAAGACAAGGCGCCAATGTCGCCCTCGGCCGAAAAAATGACGGCCACGTCCGTTGGCGGCGCCGAACCTACGCCGAGCGCCGCGCCGATGATGCCAAAATCACCGGTGAGCGTCCCACTTTCGCTCGATTGCCCGTCAACGTCGCCGGAAACTTCCGTTGGCCGGATAGCATCCCAGGTCGTCATCAAACCAACATTTTGGTCCGAAGCGCCAAGTGTATCCGTACACCCGGCCGAGCCAGTGGCGAACATTTTTCTGAAAACGCATTCGGCTTCCGTATCGGCGTTGTCTAAATGGCCGAGGACTTGGAAACCGTTCGTTGGCGTTTGCGCAAAGTTTTTCCCGCTTCCGCCAAACCCCATCCCGCCAATCCAAAGTTGTACGGGATAGGTCGTCGTTGCCGTGTTTCCGGTTGAAGGCGTCGTTCCTGTGTTTTGGTTCCCGGCCGTTTGATCATGAAGGGTATCGAGATCGATCCCTTCCCACTCGCTCACGACGATCACTTGGATATGAGCCGCCGGCGAATTGATCGTCAAGCTTGAGCCCGCCCCAGCTCCGACTATTCCATACCAAAGATGACAACGACTTCCCGAATCCGGATGATCCGGCGAGTTGTTCAGCTCGGCCCACACAACGCCGGTTTGAACGATGCTAGACAAGTTTTGCGTATCGAGCCCGCCATGAACAAAGGCGATCAAAACGCTTCGTTCCTGTGGAGCCTGATCCAAATTCACAACGACTGAAGACTGAGCCCCGGAAGAGCCCACGGTTTTCGACTGAATCAAGCTAATTGGATGAGGATCGGCGCTTGCCGTGCAAGAGGCACTTGCCGTCCCGGAAACCTCGTGATTCAGAGCGCTAAGGGTAACCGTGATCGATGCATAATAGCGAAGGGCGTCAACATAACATTCAAAGCCAGTGTCTTCGGTGTTTTGGTCAACAATCCTTTCGAATAGACCTGTCGCGCAATTCTCGGTATTCAAAGAGCCCGCTGAGATTTCGCCAACGATTGAATAATGGTTTGTTACATCGTGGCTCGGATCGTTTGCTCGATGGGCCTTTGCGCCGATCCAAAGCTCGTTTGTGTACGTTGGCGCCGCCGTATCGGCAAAAATCATCGGATCTTCAATTGCTGCCTGTTGTCCTTGGGCCGTTGCTGTTTTGTCCGCATGAGACGCCCCGGAGTATTCAGCACAAACCGCTTGAAGGTTTGTTGACGCCGAATCCGAAATGGTCACAACCGTGATCCCAGTTCCCGGACTATTGCCAACAATTCCAAGCCAAAGTTCCGTGATAGGGTAGTTTCCCGATTGCTCTGTTCTTTCCGAAGCTATTCTTGACCACGTCACCCCTGTTTGGGCGACGCTTGTTACAAACGGATCAACGTCATCTTGGCCGCCAATGACCAAAAGAAGCGCATTTCCTGGCGTTGGCGCCGCGTCCAATGTCATCGAAAGCGTTGACGTTGCCGTTTCGATTGCCGTCTTGCTTTGAATCCGTCGGATCTGGTTTGCAACGGCCGTTCCGCTCGCCGAACTTGTTCCGCTTGCCGTTCCAGAAAGATAATGTGTGACTGGAACATAGCCTTCTTTGAAAGAGGCCAAAATTCCCATATAGGGCTTTGAAGTTGGAACGCTTGCGATGCTGAATGTAGCGCCCGTTCGATGGTTCGACGTTATGGGCGTCACGTCGAACAATGTGAGCAATTGCAATAGGGATGTTACGTTTGGAAATGTACCAACCGATAGGTTTTGGCCCATCAGCGAACCACTGGGATCAACGTAGCCATTTTGTGGCGAAGACCACGGCGATAGCAAGAACCCTGCGTAATCCGGGATAGCACACACCGCGCCGATGCAAAGATCAACTGCCGTGGTTGGATCGTTGTATCCCGTATACATTATTGAGCTTATTCCAGAAGCCGTTCCAACCGCAACGTCAAGAACCGCATCGGTTGGAACACCGGTGAACCGACACACTTGAGCAACGGCCCTCACCGCCGCTGACAAATTGAAAGTGACGCTTGTTCCGTCTACGGCATCGACGTTCTTGGCGTACCACAATTCAAGGCGGTGTGAATTAGCGGAAATGTATCCGGCTCTTGTCCAAGTGACGCCGCTAGTTGTTATGCTAGAAACCGACGCCGTGTTGCTATCTAAGGCAATAGTAGCAACAAGAAAAGAGTCATTTGAATGGGTGGTAAATAAAGTCGTGCAAGCAAACGAAGCCGTTGGAATCGTTGCAAGCTGGCCGTTTAAACCAGTTATGAAATCAACAAACGAAGCGGCCACGCCAAATCACCATTCAACCAATGTCGGAGCCGAAGCCCAAGACGTTATCAATCAAGAGCAAGTGTCAACTGAGAAGCGTTGAACCTCACGGAGTCGCCGTTGTTCACGGTCTTCGATTGATTCAAGGCGCCGTACACGAGCATGTTCCCGCCGCTTGACGCATCGCTAATGAAGAAGTGTGTGACGGTCCCCCAGCTGCCCGTAGCCGTTGGAAACTGGATGACGGCGCCGTTGCTCTTCGAGCCACCCGAGGCAGCCGGAAACTCAGTTGAGTTGTTGGTCTTTGCTACCCGAGCGTAACCGTTGGAAGGTTCGGCAATGCCGCTTCCGTCCTCGCCCGGATCAGCCGTCGAAAGTCCGACATACAGGGTTCCCGGCCGAGCATAATCGGCTCCGCCGAACACGTGATCCAGAAGTTCGTTTTCAAGATAGTTGCTGAAACTCATGGTCCTTGCCTCCTATTTGCTTAGGACGTTACAATGTTCAAGCTGATCGTCCCTACTTTTGGCAACTCTCTCGCTCCCAATTGAACTGGAGCCGCCGGCGTAGTCAGCGTCACCTTCTCGATATCAGGATCGGCGTCGAAAATTTCATGGCCAATCCGAGATGTTGGAACTTCGTCGCCGAAGTCCCATTCCCAAGTCACTCCGTCATCTTTCAGAGCTTCCGGCTGAAGCACTTGAGAAAGAGCGCTTGTGATCGCCTCTTCTTCAACGTCTCCATACACGGTTGCTTCGATGTTGATCGTTCGGGTAGTGAAATTCACAACCACCACTTCCTGGTTTTGAACGATCCGCTTCTTCTTCGGCGGCGAAGAGAAGCGATCCCCGTTGAAGTATTCTTGGAGCGCTTCCAACTGGGCATTTGAAGCTTGGCCGCCACCTTTCGCTACGACAACCAACTCTACAGTCTTCGGCCCGAAGCCTTCTTCAAAAGCCTTCGCCCGAGAGAATGGTTTGGCGCCGTCGGAAGCCTCAAATTGAGTCGTCATGTACTCGACGTCATCCGGGCCGAGCGCTACATCCTTGGTTCGCAAGCTCGCCGGGCCTGCTACTTTGGCCCGTTCCAAGCTGCTTTGATTCGCTCCTTCGCTTTCGACCCAACCGGCGCCCGGCCTCGGGTTCCAAATTGAGTTCACGAAGGTGAGCGAGGATTTGTCTACCGTTACCGTATTGGCGCCTACGTTGCCGTTTTCATTGGACCCATACCGATATACAGCTTTGATGTTAGACACGCCTGCGGGCGGCACCTTACCTGTTACTCCATCGCCGAATACCACCGTTGCTCGGTCATTCTTCCCTAATTCCACACGATAGTGTTTATCGGTTGCTCGGCTATTGAGGAAGTTGTCCACCTCCGTCCATTCCTCGCTATCCACTTCCAAATCCATCGAGCCGGACACAAAGTAGTCTTGGTTGGTCTGAAAGCGTTGATCGGGAAGTCCCGAAGAAGAACCCAAAGGCTCTTCCGTGTTCGTTCTCCCTTGCGTACAACTTCTGAGAACGTATTGTTTGCCCGTATCCATCCGAGCGTACTCGATGACCGGAGCCGTCGGACCTACGGCGGTGATAATTCGGAAGCGGATGGCGTATCCGGTCGAAGAATTGATAACGGCCGGAATCCAGTTTTCATCGACCTTTTGCATCAAAACATATTCAAGCTCGCCGTCTTCGGTCATCCCAACCGTTCCGTCCGTCAAGTCTTCGATCTCTTCCCAATCGCTCCCAACCGTGTAATCATCCGGGTCTGTACTCGGCGCCGTTTGGCCTAGAAGTCCGGTTGTTTCCACGATGTTCTTCGTTCCCGTCCACGTCGATTCAAGCTCTTCATAACTTGTGGTTTCGTTGAGTTGTACTCGGATCTTCGTTCCCGCTCGATTGTCTGTTCCAAGATAGCTAGTGAGGTCAAATTGGAGATAGCCGCCCATATTCGTGACCGAGGTGGGCGCAATCTTTCTCCATTCGCCATCGTAATATTCCCAAACTCCTTCAAGGTTCGCCGCGAAAGTGTCGAAGACGAATTCCATCTTGTCCCACATCGCGTGTTTGTGCATAAAATACACAGCGTCGCCGGCCGCCGGCGTAGCCCAAGGCGTGAATGTTTCGCCGGGCGTTTGGTCGTTGGCTTTTGTGGTATGGTCCGTGAAGGTTCCGTCCTCGTCCGCTATCACGTAACTGAATTGGTCGGTTCTGTCCATATTCAAGTCGGTCAACGCCTCGAAGTGGACAACGGGTTGATCGGCTTGGCGAACGGTCGCCGCTTGTGCTCGATTCGAGACGATCTTGAACGAAGCGTTGAAGACTTTGCTCAATTCATACACCACATCGACGTTCGCCGGCGTAGCCGGGCTCATATGGTAATCGATGAGACGGAGCATATTGCGAACCGTTTCGACCAACTTCGCCGTCGGAAGAGTGGACTCATTCGCCACCAGGTCTACCAGCGTGTTGCTCAGGTGTCCGGTAAGAGCTTGCATCTTCAAGAATTGCATGAAGGGCTCATAATCGCTTTCGTCAGTAAGCTCCGGACAGTGAATCCGTTTGTATCGGATCAACGCTTCTAACAACTCAGGGTAGTAGAAGGCGCTGAAGTCGAAGTCCGGTATTGTGATCGTGGTAGCCATCGATCTCTCCTATCCCTTCTTCAGGTAGCTCTGAACAAAGGTCTTCGTTTCGTCGCTCTCCAAGTTGATGTACTTGAATTCAAGCGTGGTTTCTCCCTTGTCTTGCTCGCTTGACCATTTGATGGAATCGCGTTGGAGCTTGAACAACTTCTCGTTCTCGAAGAGTCTGAAGATGTTGAACAATCTCCTCAAGACCTTGGCCCTCATATTCTCGTCATCGATGTCGAAGATCATACCCGAGCCGATCCCGATGTCTTGCTGGAAAGCGTGCTCACTATCACAATCCCCTAGCGCCGTTCTGATAATTTGATCAGCATGTTCGTCGCCTTCGTTCAGTATAGCGCCGCCTTTCCCGCTCGCCTTCACCGGCAATGCTAAGCCCTTCGCCATCGTCTTCTCCTATTGTAACGGCCCGGTGTTTGTAATCGGCAACGGGCCAGCCGGCGGTGGCGTTGTATCAAGCCCGGTTATCAATACAATCACCGCCGAGGTCGTGGCCGTATGAAACAAATCCGCAAATGCCGCCGCCTTCGCTGCCCCGTCATCGCTCGTTGATGACAATTCGGGCACAATCGAAGCCAAGAGCACTCCAGGCGTAACCGTCACGACCATACTCGTCAATTCTACGCTGAACAAGCCAGTTCCGCCTACTCCGTTTGGAGGTGGTATCCCTACGGCAAAAACCGCTCCCGTCCAATACATCACGAACGCCTGTTCAAACGCCGCTCCCATTGCGGCCGCCGGCGTATTGGGTGAAATGACTCCGGCAAGAGCGCTCTCGAAGCCGGCTTTGTTTTTCGAGGCAACCAAATCTCCGCTCGCATCCGCCGCATTTGATGCATATAGATCGTATGCGTTGGCGAAGTTCGCTGCTGCCGCCGGGCCATCGTCCGGAAAGCCGGCAAATTGGGCGAAGTCAGGGTCCATCAGTTTCCTGAACTCCGTCTCAAGTGTGCTCTTACTCAATGCCATCGTCGGTTCTTTCCCTACCTCTCAACCCCATAGTAGTCCAATTCACGCCAATTCCCTACCTTTCCTACCTAATCCAACGGACACGGCGGAAGCAGCGGCAAGCTCGGTAAACTTGGAATGCTCGGCAGCCCCGGAATCGGAATTGGCAACGATAGGCTTGGCAACGTCACATCGATCCCTATCGGCGGGATAGGCAAACTTGGCAAGCTCGGAATGCTCGGAAGTCCCGGAACCGGGATTGGTAAACTCAACGACGGAAGAGTCACGTTGATCCCGATTGGCGGGATAGGCAACGACGGCAAGCTTGGTATTGATGGAAGTCCCGGCATAGGGATAGGCAACGCCAAGCTCGGTAAAGTCGGAAGTGTACATTTGCTCACAACACCTTACCTTTCGTGCTCAAAGCAGCCGGCGGAAGGGGCTGAAGCGGTGGGCCGCTCGGCCCCATCGAGGTCGGATGCGTATGCGTATCCAAGTGAGTCTGCGTTGTTGTTCCTTTCATGACAGGCTCATCCGCTCCGTCTCCCAAGTCATAGCTCGCTACCTTCGCATTCAAAACGCCGCCCATCAACGCAATTTCGCCTTGCGAGAGAACTTGGACCACGCCGTCCTTCATCTCGATGATATTCGAGAATTTGTCTATGAGCTTGAGCCCTTCTTCGTTTGTTGTGTACGTATTCCCGTGTTCATCGGTTATCATGATCGCGGCGTTCTTCGCGTCGAGATACACGATTGAACCGTTCATATTGGCCAATACGATGGAACCCGTTTCGTCCATCGTCAGATACTGATACTTGTCGCCGCCTTGCTTCCATACCAACTGGATCTTCTCTTTGCCTTCTGTGTCGTCGAAGAAAAGGATGTGTCCGTTTGGCGTTGCGAACCCTCTCCGCTTCCCGTAGTTGGTCAAGAAGTCTTCGTGGATAGGCGTGGGCTTTTCGGCATCCTCATCCGTGTAATATCTCTTGTTCCTCCAGCGTACGTCGAGATCGTCTATGCTCGATTGGCCATAGGCTTCGTCCATATCTGACGAAGTCGTAACCACGATTTCCACTTGTTCGTCCACGTCCGGAACATAGAACCAACCCCAATCATAATCCGGTTCCACCCACATCGGCAATTCGCTCTCTTCGTCGCCGAGAAGAGCCGCGCAAGCTACTTTGATCCGTCCGCGTTGTTCGTCATCTTGATTGTCCATCACAATCGCGGGATATGTTTCTCTTACAGCCGTCACGATGATAGCACCTTCCTCGCGTTGAATTCGCAAATATAACCCGAGCTTGCGTCCATGACGTGTCGTACCCGGCTGAAATAGTAGTCTCCATCGAGCGCCGGGCTGAGCCCTGCTAGCTCGTGAACTTGTCGAGCCAAAAGGTTCTGATCGCCTATCACTCGCCCTCGCCCGCTCACGAACTCTTCACGGTTCCTTCTGAACCATTGTTCCGCCCAAGTCTTCGCCTCAGCTTCATCTTTGAAGCGCTTGTTTGTAATTGCCTCGAAGCTGAATTGGCCTACGAAGAGTTTGATTGCCGCCGCTGACACGTGTTCCGATGCTATTTGTTCTGTTGGATCTCCGGTGTATTGTGAATCGGGTTGTGCTCCCTGCTCTTCTTCGATCTCCGTCGTGATCAACTTTCCAGTCTTCGTGTCCTTCGCTTCGACCTTGATCTTGGTTTTTGCTTCGCTGATGAGATAGGCCGGCTCAAAGTCAATGAGCGAGGATTCTTGACCTTGATAGTACGTGTATGTCTGCTTTTCGGCGTCCGGTGAGAACGTCTTCGGGTCTTTGAAATGAAGCGTCCAAATTCCAAGGTCGTCGCCCTCCACCCAGAACATAAAGCCCGAGATATTGGCGAGCCCTTTGATGAAATCGTAGTCGGTGAGCCCTACCCTCTGTATGGTATTCCTGGTTTCCTCCGTCGGATCAACGTCTACTTCAAAGTTATAGGGCGCCCCGCTCGCTTTATCTTCCACGATTTGGGAATATGGCATCTCCTTGAATACCCGTCCGATCCCCTTTTTGCCACTCTTCTTCGAGCCTTCCGGAGCGTTCGACATCATTTTGTGATCGGCGGTGTAACCGATGATTTCCACGAATGGGATGGTTGTGGCCGGGAAGACGTAGCGCGGCATCGTTAGAACCACGCGCCCTATGTGCTTGATGTCCGTCCCGTATCCCATCCAGATGCTCATTTCGTTCCCCGGTTGAAACATCTTGGCATCGATGAAGGTGAAATCGGGATTCACAATGGTGAGCTTGGCCATATCGGCAATACCATCGGCAGATTCATACTCCACGCGTTTCACGAACTGTGTGACGCCCGTTCCTAGCTCCGAGCCTTCTACGTCTATCACATAGACGGGCGCCAGTCTTTCGTCTACGCTCGGCAAATCATCACCCCTTAATCACGTGCGATACATACGCCCTGTTCCGGGCGTCGAAGTAGTATTGTCTGTTGGTTTTTTGCGGCGTTTCTCTCTTGACGTAGGCGTCTTGTAGCGGAATCGATGTGGTCTCCGTTCGGTGTTTCCGGATTGCTTCCGCCGAGGGCAATTTCACCACGTCTGCCACTTGTAGATTTGGTTTTTCCGGGTTTCGCTTTCTGATGGCGTCGCCAAGATCCGGATTGCCATACTCTCGATAGCACAGCATCTCGAAGTAATCGCCTGCTTTTGCTCGATGGTATCGAGTTTCCGGAGGCTCGCCGCCCGCCGGATCAAATGGAACATATTGACGAAGGTTGATCCGCATCGTCGCCCCTCGAAGAGCGCCGAAGAACGTCAACGTGTCATATCGAATATCCGAGATGCTTTCAATCACACATTCTTGGTATATGGTGGAATCGCCTACCCAGAAGACGATAATTGGCGGCCTCATCACGTCATCCCGCCGGCGTATCCATTCTTTGATCGTCTTCAACTGGTCGTCGATGCTCGAAAGGATGTGGCTTGCGTATAGCCGAGCCTGGAAGCTCAACGTGTCTGAATTGCCGTGTAGGAACTGGGTGATTGGGTTCGAGCGATTGAGCGCGAAATGTTCTTGGTATGTGTTAGATAGGTTCTCCGAGAGATCCGTTGGTTCATAGTCGCCTTCAATCTCTTCGCCCGAATCCACGTTGATCATGTGCCAGGCGCGCCAATTTGGTAACAAACCCATATCGCCCTCCTACTTCGCCACGGCGTGGTCCATGGCCATTTGTCGAGCCCAAGGCGTGGCCTTGAACCCCGCTCTTTCGGAGATCTCCTTGCGGTGCCTTTCTGTCGCCACCGCCGTATCGCGCCCATCCATATTGAGCTTGATATCGTTCTTGATACAACCTTCGAGCTTGGTTTTGATGTCCGCTTCGACCTTGCTCTTGGAAGCCTTCGAGCCCTTCGCCTTCGCTTCGAGCGCCGCCAACTCTCGGGCTTTGTCCACGTACATTTGGGTGCCAGATTCTAAGCGCCGGCGGCGAGGTATTGTTGCTGCTTGGCGTTTCTTCTTTTGCGCACGAGCCCGAATGGCCTCAAACTTGGCTTCCTCTTGGAGCCGAGCCGCCGCCGCTGCCCTTGCTACTTCGGCCGCCTTTTGTTTGGCGTTGCCGGGCGTTGCGTAGATGCCCGCCTTCTCCAAGCGTTCGGCGAGGTCTACACGCTTTGCGCTCTCTGTGAAGAATTTGAAGAACGCCGGAACCTCCATGCCTGCCTTTTTGAAGAGCCCTTCGAGAGCGATGAACACGTGGCGAAACGGTTTCATCAAGGTGTCGACAATTTGCGCGCCGATACCTTTCAACCCCTGTATGAAGTCCACGGTGAACAATTCCACCACGCTATTCTTGAATCTGACGATCCCGTCCCAAGCTCTCATGAACGGTCGTTTGATGTATTTCTCCACCACCGTCGCCATCCAGGCGAAGAACTGAACGATGGTGCCAACCATCTTCGCTACGCCCGTCACAATCGAGCCGATCACGTTGACTACCGTTCGCCCTATTTCCCTCCAGTCCGTTTGGCCTTTATTCGAGAGCCAAGAGAACTGCAGACCCATATCATCCATAGCCGTCCGGATGACATTCATTGTGTCGTTCCAAGTGGTCCGAAGTTCCGACAGAATCGGCCCGAAGGCGTCTTTCATACCTTGCCAGAACGGTTTGATGGCGTTGTTCCAAACGTCGAGCACCCAGGCTTTCAACTCCTTCCACGCTCTCGACGCCGCTTGCATCCAAGTTTCGTTCTCCTTCTTGAAATCTTTGAAGTGGTTGATCAATAGAAGAACCGCGATCCCAAACGGCCCCATCATCAATCCAAGAACTCCGGTGAAGGCGGCAAAGATCCCTGTTATCGCCGGGATGACTACGGAAGTGATGACAAAAGCGAGCCCGCCGAGCACCAAGGCTATCGGAGCCAGGGCCGCTGCTACCACGCCTATTTTGATGATCATCGCGGTGACGTCCCTGAGCCCGCCTTTCTTTCCGAATGTTACCCCGAACCACTTTGCTACATTTTTGATCGTGGACACGATGCTATTCCAACCGTCCTTCATCCACTTGATAGCGTCCATCACGCCCCAAGCGATATCCATCACGGTGGAACCGTACTCCGAGCTGGCCTTGGTCAGATTGTCCATCGCCGAATTCAGCTCTTTCATGGTTTTGGCCGAGCCCACATCCTTAATAGCCTGGATGGCGAATACGACGCTGTTGATGCCCTTTATCAACTCCTTGAGAGCCTTTGCCATCGGCTTCATCAACGGCCCGAAGAGTTCAATGAAGAATCCGGAAACCGATGATTTGAGCAATGTTAATTGGCCAAGCACATTATCCAAGCGCTCTTCGGCCATTCGAGCCGCTGCCCCTTCCGAACTCTTCAAAGCTCCGGTGAGGCGATCCAAAGCTTCCCCGCCTTGCGAAGCTAAAGCGCTGTAAGCCTTCGCGCCTCGGATGCCGAAAAGTTCGGTGGCCATTCTGGCTCTTTCTACGGGATCTTTGATTCCATCGAGCCTTTTCTTGAACATGTTTACGATTTGGCCCATCGATTTCATTCGTTTCTTGCTATCGGTGAGCTTGATGCCCCAAGCTTTCATCTGCGCCGCCGCCTTCGCGCTCGGCTTCGATAGCTTGACCAACATGTTCGTGAACGAAGTTCCGCCGATGGAACCTTGCAAACCGGCGTCCGCCGCCTTCGTCAGCGACGCTACCACCTGTTCCAACGGGATGCCCATGCTCTTGGCTTGGGCCATCGCGTATCTCATCGACTCGCCCAATTGCGAAATATTGGTATTGCCTTTTGCCGAAGCCATGGCCAAAACGTCGGCCACGTGGCTCGATTGCTCAAAGCCTAGCCCCATCCCTCGAACCACTTGCGAGATCGTGTTAGCCGCTTCCGCCAAACCCATGCCGTCCGCCGCCGCCGCGTTCATCACGCCATCCAAACCGCTCACGATCTCGGTAGCGGTGGCGCCAGCCCTTGCCATATACTCCATAGCTTGGCCGGATTCTGTAGCGCTGAAGGCGCTTTCTATGCCCATCTTTTTGGCTTTCCTCTCAAGCATCGACATATTTGCGGCATGTTCTTCGGCGTTCTTCGAGGAAAGTTGTGTGATGGATGAAACCGCCGACATCTGGCTCTCGAAGTTCGCCGCCGTTTTCGCTCCCAGGGCCATTCCAACCGTTGCCGGTAGCGCAGCCATAGCTGCGCTCCTCATCGCCCCTCCCACTTGGCTCAGCCCCTTACCCACCTGCGCCATATTGTTTTTCATACGCTTCAAAGAAGCGCCTACGGACGTTGCCATTCGTGCTGCTGCTGAAGTGATTTTCCGGAAGGCTTGAACTGATCTTGCGGCCATGTTCTGTGTAGCCGTCCCGATGGCGGCCATAGCCGGCGAAAGCTTGGTTGAGGCTTGGTTCAATCGACCGAAAGCCATCCTGGCTCTACCCATGGCCGAGACAGCTTGTTTCTCATTGAACGTCAAGTCCCCAAATAGTCCAAGCTGTTCCATACGGCCTCCTACTTCGCCCTAGATGCTTTCCTGATTTCTTCGGCCTCCAATTTCTTTTGCTTCATCAACCTATTGATGAGCCAGTTTCGCCTTTCCACCGACAATTCTTGTAGATCGGCGTAAACGAAGCCAGGCATCAAATAGGTTATGGCAAAAATCTCTTCCCATATCGCGTTGGTTGGCGTTATTGGGAAGAAACGCCGAAAAAACCGTCATAACCCCAGTCCATGGGCGCCTCGAATTTGTCTTTGCATTTCGGGCATTGATCCTTGACGATCATCCTCGGCCCGAGATATTTCTTGTTCATCATGCTCGTCAGATGTTCAATATCTCGTTTGGCCATCTCTTCCAGTTCCGTAGGCGAAATGATAGAAGCGCCCTCAATATCTTTGATGCCCCGGATAGAAGCTCTGATCATCGCCGCCTTCGCCGCGCCGGTATTCAATCCGCCTTGCGGACTCATGCTCTCCAAGGTATTCCAGGGAGCAGATTGCATCAGCAGCGTCTTCGCCGGCTTGTTTCTGATCTCGAAGGGCTCCAAAAGGTTGTATTCCCAATGGGTGTCTTCGAGAGTATCGGCACAACGGATCTCCGTCGTGTTCAAGTCGGCTGTGAACGCGATCTCCTTGCCGCAATTCGGACATTTGATGTTGACATCAAGTTCCGGGCCGAGAGCTTGAACTCTCAACCAGATATAGGCATAGAAAATGTCGCCGGTATCCATCTGGCTGAGCAGAATCTTCCGCTCTGTTTCGTGCGTTTTGGAGAGTTTGTGATGGCCCAACGTTTCATACATCGTCGCGATGACCATGTTCACGTATTGGGCCACGTTGGCGTCCTTGTTACGATCTCGCAATTCGCCAAGCTCGGTTTCTTCCTTCATCCTCCATCGACGGCAAAGCATATCTTTGCAGAGTTTCCCGCTTCCGTCGAGCGTTCCGAGAGGCAGAACCGGCCCGCGCTCCTTGAGAGTTGTTGCGTAGACGCCTTTGTGTTGTGCTTCTGTTTCCTGGTTTTCTTGGTTTTTTTCGGGCTTCACAGCATCACCTCCAACCGACCGTCCTCACGGTCTTGATAGGCCCATGCGTTATAGTATGCGCGTCGCTTGTCGATTAGACAGGCGGCAGCACGTCGTCTGCGGAGATCGTCCACTCCAGTTGGGCCATTTCGCCCTCGTTCTCCATCTCCAAATCGGGAATCACCCGTTTGGTAGGGAACATACCGATGAGCGGATAGGTCACGACCGTCTGACCGCTGATCGATTTCATCGAGAGATAGCCCGGCTTTTTGTAGGTTGGCGTCACAGGGTCTTGCGACTCTCTGAACCAAATCTCCATAGCCGCCCGATCCCCGGTGTGGTGAAGCGGATGGCGAGCTACAAGCTCGGTTGGCCCTCGGTTTCCGCCGGTCGCCCGCGTTCTGTCGGGCAAATCGGTAGTCTGGATCTCGTCTTCCAAACCAGTGACCGACGTGAAAGTGATCGGGGGCAGGCCAAGCACAACTAGCTCGTATTTGTTGATCGGGATGTGATCTTCTTTGATTGCACCTTTCACGTTTATCTCCTATCCCTTGTCGAAAGGTTGACTTCAGCTTCCTCGAACGACTATTCAGCCGTGACGTAGGAGCTCAGATCGGTCGCCGATGTCGGCGTGCTCGATGCGTCGAAGTCTGCCTTCAGTTGGTTGAACTGAGCTACGGTTTGCTGGTGAGCATCCACAAGCCCTTTGAGAACGTCATAGACGTTGTCGTGGCCCATGGAATCGTCCATCCCGGCGCCGCCTTGCCCAACTAGCCTTTTGAGTGTGACTGCCATTTTTGTCCTCCTGCGTTCCTAATGAGTTTCGGTTTCTGTCCCTACCTCGCTATGGGTTTCCTACCTAGCGTTGTTTCTCACACCATTCCTGGCTTGCTAGGCTGCCGCCTCGAAGATGCCCTGTTTCCCGATTCGGATGCGGAACCTCTCGACGGTGTCCGCCAACCTCAATCCGATGTCGGCGAACATATCGCCGGCCGCTCGGGTTACATCGGTGTTGTTCTCGGCGTCAATTTTGATGATGGCCGCGTCCTGGAAGGTGTCCCCTCGGATCGCCCGTTTCTGCCATTCCGGCAAGAAGTAAGCTTGGAGCGCCACCAGAGCCTTCGGTTGTTCGGCCGGATCGTTGATCGCGAACACGATCCAATCAAAGTTCTCTCTGAGCACATTTTCGTAGTAGGACATCAACTCTCTTTGGTGTTTCCACTTCCAGGTCGAATCCGTCCACAAGGTTCGATCTCCCCAGAGGATGTAATTTCCCTTGTTCTTCTTGATCAGGCCGATGCCGAGAGGATTGAGGTATTCCTCGTCCAAAATAGCGTCGCCCGTCGGCAAATCCAGAATTTTCGCCAGAACCACGTCCACGCCAGCTTCCGCCTTGTGGTAGCCTTCATAGTTCTTGGCCACAGACGCTTCAGCGCCGTGAATCATTCCGGTACAAGTGACCAACTTCCATTTCCCTTCGGTTCCGGCCTCGGGATCGGGCACATAAGCGTAGGACGGGAAGCTGACCACCGCATAGTCGCTTCTGCCGAGAGTTTCATTGACGTACTCATCAGCCTCTTGCTCGGTGATCTTGTTTGACGGGATCTCGTATCGGTATTGATGATTTTTGGCCTTAGCGTAGGCCACGCCCGCCTTTTGAACGGCCGTCGAAGTCACTCCAGGGGTGGCAAACTTCACTACACCAGCGTTCTTTCCGAGCAATCGGTTATAGGGGCTGACGCCTGTATCCCAAGCTTGAGAGTTGTACTCGGCGTCGCCTACATCGGCATGGCCATCTCTTCCGCCTTCGAGAGGCGTTGGGGCGATAACCAAGAACTCGTCATCGGCTTCGCCGTCGGCTGTAAGGTCGCTTCCGTCGGCCACGGTAATCGTTTTGTGATCGTTGTCTACGATCCGGAAGAAGGTGCGCTTGGCGTTCACTTTATCCGGATACAACGAACCGTTGATCAATTGGTCGGCCACAAAGGGCTTGTAATTGATCACCAAGGTATCAGTCGCCGCCAGCGCGGTTCCGCCCGCCGTTACAGTAAATGGAGGCGTCCATTTGTTGTTCGGCGTGAAGAGCGTTCCAAGGGTAACAGATCCCAAAGCGCCGAATTTGTCACTCACGGCGTCGCCTTCGGTGGCGCTCGTCATCGTGATCGTGATTTTTTGGGCGAGCATCTCATCGGTCGTGGTTCCCAACGCAAAAGTCGGATCACCGCCGCCCGGCGAATTGATCGCGAAATCATGGATGACGGCCGTCAACACGGTCGCGGTGACGGAACCGATGACGCCGTAAGCGTTCGCCGGCCGAACCGAAGCTGTGTGCGCGCCAGTCCAAAGATTGACGGCTTCCACTTCGTCGTTTCTACCGTCGTTGTTGATCAAGTTCACCCAATACCTCGCCGAGGTCGGATCGGTGTTAAGGTTCGGCCAAGAGACTACAGGGCCGGCGCCGTCCACATAAACGTCCAAAGCGAACTCGGCATCGGGTTGTTCTTCGCCCTCTCGGATTACAAAGGTCACTTCCTTCCCTTCGTTCTCCAAATACAAGTAATAGCGAAGACTAGTGCCCGAACCGTAGTCTGTTTTCATGGTTTGATCGGTTGCGACGCTGATGACGCCCGCTTCGGTATTCCCGATGATTGGATACCGTTTATTGGGCACGTCGGCCAATTCCAACCAGCCGCCCTTCCATTGATCGGCTTTCCACGTGGCCACGCCGGTCGTGAGAGCGGTTTCGGCAATGTCGCCGCTGGCGGATACGTCGTTGGTGTACTCGGCCTTCTTGCCGCCCCAGCGCCCACCGTTCTTGGCTTTGAGCGTCCCCATCGGCGTGAGAATGCTACCGTATCGAGCGTACAACGTCTTTTCAGCCGGAAGTTCGTTGCCGTCGGTGATCCTGATGAGCCAAATCCCGCCTGCGCCGTTCGCACCGTCATAATAGTCGATGCAAGCGTCCGGAGCCTGTCCGTCAGCGATATAAGAGCCCATCTTTTTCAAGAATTGGGTTTTGTTTTGGCAGAAGACCAACTGATTGACCATGCCCTTCTCAAACATCCCGGCGTATCCAACCATGCCAAGGGCGCCGGGCTCAATGGTCTTGTCGCCTTCTTTCTCGATGATCTGGACGCCAGCGCCCCTGATCGGACCATAGATTTTTTGAGCCATGTCCTTTTCCTCCGTATCTCCCGTTACATGTTTACTGTTCGATGACTACGTTCATATCCCCTTGGAGTACGAACCGCTTCACCGCAGTCATTTCCACGGCGTCCTTCAACCAATATCGAACATTTTCAATGCGGAACATACATCGCCCCGTCCGAATGTCAGCGCTATTGGCTTCTGCTCTCATATCGTACTCCTCGACCAACCAAAGTCTATAATTTTCATCCAAGCCCCTCGACCGAAGGAAAGGATTGTCCTCGAAAAATTTCTTGACTTGGTCCGCCAACCTGTGTTGGTCTCGGTCTTTGTCTGTAAGTATGAAAGCCTGGATTTCAAGATTTCCTTGGATAGGTGCCGGAATTTTGACAGCCGACCCATCCGACTTGTCCACGACAGAATCGTCTTGCGCCAATGGGGCCGCTTCGATGTAGTTGACGTCATCGAGAATGATTGCCGGCACTCTTTCGGGTTCCAAGAAATCTCTACTCGTATTGACCGCCACTTCGGGCTCATATATGAATCGCACCCAGACAACTTTCCCAACTCCTACCTCTTCGGACAGAGTTATCACCTGCGTGACCGAATCATAGGACTGATAAAGGTCGGTCCAATGATCAGGATCATCGGTATGGTTGAACACTCCGTCAATGCTGAGGATATTATACGGCGTATCCAACTTGTAGTCGCCCTTCAGATTTATTTGATCAGTTGCAGCGACTAATTCAATCGGGTAATCCGAGATCGGGCGTATTTGTTCCCGCAAACTCGGCACTAAACTCCTGTATATTATGTCCTCTTGGAACTCTATATCAGAAGAGTACAGAACCTTGATCAACCCCAATTTGGGCGTATAACCGCCATCCGTTGTTTTGAGATTTATGACAACTTGAAGTTTTCGATCTGTTACCGGGAAGGTCGAAATGTTAGGCGCCACCTCTTCTTCCGTATTCCACGAGGTCGTATTGACTTCCCAACTCGCTCCGTTCCAGTAGTATTCATCGGTTCCATCGGACAATCGAAAGCCTATGCTTGTGACCTGAACCCCATCTACGATGTAGTTGATTTGATCTGCCTCGAAGCCGAGCCATTGGCGAGCGTTTGCCGGATTCGTCACCCAAGTTTTCGCATAAAGGTCTGAATCCGTAGGATAACCCGCGCCCCCTTCCTTCAGTTGTATCAGGTTCTCTTCGGGACTCAATCTGACGTCCGCCCCTAGCTCGATTCTGCTTCGATTGTACTCGATGAGCTCGAAGTATTTGATCAACTTTCTGGTTCTCATCTCCTACCTCGAAGTTTCTTTGATGGCCGCTTTAACTGCCTTTGCCCACACGTTTTTGACTCGTTGTTGAACCCTTTTATCGTTGAAAACCCTTTTGACAAAAGGTCTTGGCGGTATTTTGATGTGCGTTGTATTCTTCCGAAGGGGTTTCCATCCTCCTGGCATCTTCCTCCAAAGTTCGGCCGCTCGGCCCGTAAGCTCGCCCGGATCGATCCCGCCTATCGAAGCCTGCCATAGCAAGAAGAAGAGCCCGCGCATCTTTTGTGTTACGGCGATGGTCGCCCCGTCGTGAATTGTCAAAGCAATGTTGTAGACGCCGCTTGTGGCGAACACCCCTACAAGCGCTTTCTTCCAACTCTTCACGTCGGTGGAAATAGCCGGAAAGAGCTGGGCGCCCGTTTCGTTGAGAGGTTTTCCGTGGCCTTTGATAGCTACCGTCAATGGAGCGTTCCGACGAAACCGGCCGCGCTGTAGTCCTTTGCGTATTTGAGCTTGTACGTAGTGCGCATTGTTTCTTGTTGCTTTGGCGACATGTTTCTTGAGCGGGCTTCCGAACGCCTCTTTCAAAACGTGGGACATCTTCTTCCATCCCTTCATTTTGAATCCGGTCTTCGCCATTACTCGCCCCTTGTTACTTTGGAGGGCCTCCGGTCGCCGAAGTAGGCTTTCATCATAGTTGGCCCGCCTTGATCGGAGTAGTGACCGATCCATTCCAGCCGTTCCACGTACACGTCGGTTTCAACTGTTCCCATTTGAACAATTCGGTCGTTTGGCTGAACCGTGAAACCGGCCGCGTCCATATCAAGCTTCCTGAACAAGATGTAACCGGCCGCCTCCTCTGAAGCTCCGCCCTTCCGATAATCCAAAGCATATTGCCTCGTCCATTTCACTTGGCCTTGGATGGTTGCCGTCGCCGCCCTCTTGGCCTGTTGTATCGGTTCTCTCATGTCCTCGTCATACATCGTCGATGATGTGCTGATTCTTTGGATCTTGATCGGAACCGGATGAATCAAATTTGGGATCGTCATCGTATTGACCAATGCGACGGAGCGCCGATGCCTATTGGCCCTTTGTAGAGCTTCAGAATGTCGAGGATTTCAACATTCGTCGTGATGCCGCTCAACCCCGGTTTTCGCTCGCTTACTTCGCCGCCCCTAGTGCCATACTTGATTTTGTGTCCGTCCGTCCATTCTTCTAATACGCTTCCCGCGCCCGAAGGCGAAGGGGTGATCGGAGAAGCCGGATCGGGATACATTGGGTTGGTGAGCTTTTCGACAACCAAAAGCATCAGCGCTCTTTTGATCAGCTTAGGTGTGCTCCCGTCCGCCTCGGTGTAACCGAAGATGCCTTTGATTTCTTGGTTTTGCCTTCCCTTCCTGAACTTCATACGCCCGTCTATCAGCGGCGCAGTGTAGATGTCCCTGTAATAGTCCGGTCCTACCAGCGAAATATGAGGATTGCCTCGACTATCCGGGAAGTCCCGGCCCGAATACACCTTGAAAAGGTCTTCATCCAATTCAACCGTATTGCCGTTGATCTTCAAATAGTCGATTTGGATGATCGGTACGCTGAAAAATAGCGTGTCTGAATCATTTCCGTCTACGCTGAAAACCACCTGGCGGGCATTGAACCACTGGCGGCAAGCCCGTTCTATGAACGCTTGCCACGCCTCGATATACGCTAAAACCTTGGCGTCATCGGCCATGGCGCTGGTGATCCCTTCGTCTCTGATGTCTTGAACGCTACAATACGTGTCCGCCGAAGAACCCGCCGAAGCAGCTAGCACCTCGAAGTCTTCCGAATCTGCTTGGTATGGCGCTGAAGCGGAGATCTTCCACCGCCATTCGATCCGATGCGTTCCAATGGGTTCGGCTAAACCAGGCGTCCATCCCTGCGCGTTGCCATTGTCGTATGCGTAGTATGAGCCTACGGAGAACTTGCCCGGAAGCGAAGACACGTTCTCATAGTCGCCGGGCGTTGTCGGAAAGATCTGGGTGCCGGGAAGTCCGCCGGTGATATCAAGGATTCGGAAGCCTACTTCATAAGCATCCGTCAACACGCCGTTCACCGTAATGAACCAGTTCACGATGCTAGGCGCGTTCTCTTGTCCTCTCGCTAATGCCGGCATTGTCGCTCTCCCCTATTAGATGACGCCTTCCCAAAGGCTTTTCTTGACCGGTTCTTCGCTCTCGGCCTTCTTCTCAGGCCCCATCTTTTCGACGATTGCGCCAAACACGGTGACCATATCGTCGCGCAGACTCTTCGAGATTTGCACCTTTGGCACGTAAGTGGTCTTTCGTTTCACTTCGGTTGCGCTGCCGAACACAAAGCTATCGCCTTGGCGCTTGTATGGAACGGATAGGAATTTGATTTTGCTGTTCGAGTTGATCGGCGGCAAAATCTCGATGATCGCCTTCTCCGCATATACTTCCATCGGATAGACGTATGTTCTGCTCTCGCCGGTTCCGGAGCCGTATTTGACCCTCAGTTCCGAACACAGCAAGTCTCTGAATTCCTCAATCGACTCGCCCTTGTTGAGAGGCAGTTTCGCCTTTTCCACCATCACCGTCGCCTGATCTTTCTCAACCTTTACGTCATGCATTGTAGGCTCCTATGTGTACAGGTCACTTGGGTGGAAGGGAGATCCCTTCACGTTGTCCAAACCCAACTGCCCCGACACGTCTTTGTCTTGGTAAAATCCTTGTAACACGTCACCCGTTCTCGGAGCAGTCACCAGCTCTATTGTCTGATCGCTCGTTTCGGTCCAGCCCCATTTGCCATCACTCGCTTCGTACACTTGGCCGTTCCAAATCAAGCGGAAAGAATCAGCCACGAATTTGCTGGGTGTCGAAAACTCCCTGTTGGAGCCATTCACCAGACCGATCATTCCGATCAGCTTTGATTCGTGGTAGTCTGTCACGCCGCTCTTTTCTCCTCTTCCAAGAACTCGATCAAGTCTTGTGGATCGGTCCTCGAAGGTATCAACTCAAAGCTCGGATAAGCCGAATCAGCGAATATATCGGCCACCGCCTCCGAACAGAATAGAGCTTGGTTGCTTTGTAACGGATTGTACCATTTTCTACGCAACCAGCGCCCTAGCAGTACCCATAACATACCGAACAATCCGCCGAAGTCATACTTTTCTCCCAACTTTTCGGCCGCAACCTTGAGGCCTTTTTCTAAACTATACTTGGGTTCATACACTCCGACTATCTTGTTCTTGGATTTGAATTTCTCGAAAGAGACCATATGAAAACCGTCGCCCGTCGCCTCCATAAGCATATCCCGCTCGAAGTCTACATCGTAGTACACGATTGAAACGTGACTAGCCTTCGACCTTGTGAGCCACCTAATAGCCCGAGAAACAAACCCGTTGCCGGTCGAAAACACGATGCGATCTTTGAGCGTCTCTTCCACGTCCCCTCCTATTGGTGTTTAATCAACCACATCCCGAGAAGCATCCCAAGGATGGAAATGATCGGATCGCCGATCCATCTATTGTACCAAATTTCCGTATGAGCAACCCAACCGTGTGGTTCAAAATACAGAGCTTCGGCAATCTCCCATATGTAAGCGCCCGGAAGAGTAACCACCAGAAGTGGAAACCACCAAGAAAAGTTCCAACCATTCCGGAGCGATATGGCGACCCAATTTGCTCCAGGCACCACCCAGAAACAAAAATGGACAACGCTCCACAAACAGAACAAAGTATGACCCGTTCGTATTGGCCAAAAAATGTTATACCAACTCATGTCGTATCCTCTCTGGCCAAATACATGTTCCACGTCACTTTGAGTGATTTCGCCGATGCGTTGTAAGTTTTCACCTCGAACTTCCAGTGCGGCAAGATCTTCTTTGGCTTCACCGCCGGAACGATGAAATCATCGTGGCAGTCTCCTAACAAATTGATCTCGTTCATGAAAACGGCGATATTTTGCTCGTGGTCAAGCAGATGATAACTGCCCTTTTGCTCCGAGTTCAACGTCACCGCGCCAGTCGATGAATCCCAATCGAACCATCCGGTGCCTTCGTCCTCTTCGTCTACGGTCGCGGGCACCGGCACCACTTTCGTGAAGTCTACATTCGGATTGAGAGTTTCTTCTAGATCCAAATCCCAATCGCCTTGTTGCGTTGGATGCGGCACAAAAATGTACTTGCCGATCCCTATCTGATATTTGGTGTAAGCTCCGGTTCCGGAGCCGTTGGCTTCGCCCGCCGTCGCCGGAGCATAGATGCGAAAATTGACCCAATCGTCGATGTCGGCGCCCTTCCACCGTATCAACCCGCCGGCGAGATAAACCCACTTCAGAAATTGCCAAGCCACAGTTTGGTAGCCGGATTCGCTCGTATTGATCACGAAGCGCTCGCCGTTCCACTTCGTTCCTGCCGTGATGTTGTCGCCCCGCCCGGTGAAATTTGAAAGAACGCCGCCGGGAAAGAGGTTGTTCAGGAAGATCAATTTGCCGTCCGAAGTAGACGGGCAAACTATATCTGTTCTGGTCGGCATATCCCCTCCTATCAGCTGGCAGCCAAGAGATTGCCTTTGACGAAACATTTCAAGTAAACGCCCGCCGCGTCTATGTCGTCTTGGACCGTTACTCTGACTTTGTCGGCGCTTCCTCCGACCAATTTCAAGCCGCCGCCTATCAGGTATGTGGCGGACATCATGTCTTTGCTTGACACGACCCATTGGAATCCGCCCGGCGAAGCGAAATGTATGAAACACTCATTCTGCTTAATGATCGCCAGCGTTCCGGCGTTCCCGCTCGCCACAATTTCTATTTTGAGGCCGTTCGTCAAAGGGCCTGCCACGGCGCCGAATGAACCGCTTCCGAATTTGATCGAGTTGGAAGCCAAAACGAACTTGATTTCCTGGATCGAGATGTCTTGCGAAGCATGGGCAAGATACTCGAAGACTATTGGCGTTGTCGAACCATCCACCAACAAAGATTCATTCGAGCCGTTCTTCACGAAGCCATTGTAAATGGAAGCCGGGTTGGGCGGCGCCGAGCTGAATGAAACAGCTTCGCCCTCGGCTGAATAGAGCGTGGCTTTGAGCCGCCCCTTCCCGGAAGATGTGTCTAAAGCGTCAAGGTGAACAAGATCCGAAGAGCCCTTGGCGACTTTCGCATCGGCTTGGACTCTGTAGACCGTACCGTCCAGGATCACCCCAACCACGTTTCCGCTGTCGTCCATTAGCGTAACGAATTGATCCGGGATGCCCGCTTGTGCGTTGCCGACCACCTTGACGTGAAGAGCTTGTCTGTTATCGTCTACGCCTTCCGAAGTGGGAGCGCCGGCCGGCGTTGTGCCCTTGGAAGGGGTTTGAAGCTCAACTTCGCCTTCTACGATTTGAAAGCTCATGATTTCACCCAGTCAATGCAATCGACCTTCCCGGCGTTTCTCGTGATCGTTCCCGTCATCGTGTGTTTCAGCGTTCCGCTCCCGTCGTATTGTTTCACGACTATTTGTGAAACCTTTCCGCTGCTTCGCGTGATGATGGTTTCCCGAACTTTGGTTGTTTTTTGATCATCAGTCCATTGGATGATGCTACTGGCCTTCCCATCAGTTCTTGTAACGTCGGAATGATGCGATTCGGAAAGTTTGTGCGTGAGCGTATCGAGCGATTCATGTGAGGCTTCCGTCAGTCCAGTTCCGCCCGTCCTCGGATCAAACACCCCGGTGCCGTCCTTCATCCGAAAGGACGATCCGTTGAATCGGATCGCCCCTTCGGATGTTGGATCGGCCGCGTCAGGAGAAAAAATGACTTCGTCTTCGTTCCTGGAACCAGGGAATCTATCGGGTGTAGTTGGCAACTATGCCCCCGTCTTCTTCGCCCTCGTCTTCTTCTTTGGCGCTCTCGCTGTTTTGGCCTTGGCCTTGGCCCGAGCTACAGGTTTGGTCGGCTTCTTTGATTCCGGGGCAGCCTCGGCTGCTTTCCGACCCAACGGATCGTCCTCGGCCTCTTCTTCTTCGATGCGCCTCCAACGTTCGTATTTCGCGTGCTCATTTTTGAACCGTTGCTCGCTGACCTTCACGGCGTGTTCGAGCCCTTCGATCTTTCCTCGAATCACATTGAGGTCGATCTTGTTTTCCTCGCCGATGGCTTGGACAATCGACACAAGCTTGTTGGTCTGGTCAATTCTGGCCTTCGCTTCTTCAAAGGCCATTTTTTCTTCGTCCGCCATCTTCTGGATGGGCAACCGCTCTTGGTGAAGACGGGCCGCGATGATGTTCGTGGCATCTACGATGCCCCGCTTCATACTGAGCGCCTTCTTCGTTTCAAGAATCGTGGCATCGATGTCAAATACGACTTCTTGGATACCAGTCAACTTGAATTTGGTCGGAGCGTCTTGGATTTCTTCTAGGGTTTCGTTGGTAGGCATACTTTTTCCTCGCTTGAGCCGTCTTTCACGGCCAATCACGGGTTAAGAGTTACGGAGTAACAATTACTCCTTCAAACCGATTGAAAGGATGACGTCGCCGGTTTTGATACCCTTCGGGAAGTCAACCATGAGGTCGCCATTCGCCGGGGTGGTTCCAGCATACACATCGTTCTTGGTCGTACCGTTGCCGCCATGTAGCAGCCGGCCGTTCAAGAACACGAACAAGTTCACGTTCGCCGGGGTGTTCGCATCCAAGCTGTACGCCGTAAGGTCCAGAGTAGCGGCCGGAATGTTCACGCCTTGGGCGTAGTTCGAACCCGCCGTGAAGGTCTTGAAGGCCAAGTCCACGCCGCCCTGCTCGCCGGCGTATTTGATCGCCGCCGAAATTGAAGCGAAGCTCTGGCCGAATAGCGTGCTGATCTTTCCGGCAGTGGCATCGTCCAACGGAAGAGCGGTGGTTTCTCGAACCGTTTTGAACTTCACGTCACCGGCGGTTGATTCGACCGAATTGTCCCCGGTGTTCGCGGTGAGTGTCAAGCTCGCCGAATCGATCTTGCCAACGGCCGTTTTGCCGATGTTGATCGCTTGATCCGCTGAATCGACAGCCATCCCCTGGGCGAAGTCGTTGTCCGCCGCGTTGTTGTCGAACAAGTCGAGATCGGATCCAAACGTGAGCGTGTCCGTTCCGCCGTCGTTTCGAGTCAGCTGCCAAAGGATAACGCCCGCTGCGCCCTTTCGGAAAATCCAACTCTTGGTATCCGCCAACCGGATGTCCACGTCGTTCGCATCGACTTCCATCGAGTTGCCGCCATCATAAGCGGAATCGAGGCTGACGGTCACACCAACCGAAGGATCTGCCTCTCCAAGGTCGCCCCTGAAAGCGTCTTCTGCGAAGCTGTTAAGATCGTTCCTCTGCGCGTAGGCATAGATGATCGTCTTTCCCTGAATATCGGCCGCCGGGCAAGCTTCGAGATCATCGAAGGTTGCGTTGGGCCGTACGAACGAAAGTTGACCGAGGTCATTCCCACTCGTGGCGAAGGCGTTTCCATCGGTCGCCACGCTTCCCACTTGGAGCAGCGCCCAAATCCTTCGGCCGCCTGACAACAGGGCGTCGCCAGTTGCTCCGTCGAAGACTGCGCACAAGTTCTTCGGCTTGAGTGCATTCGTCCCGGCGATCTCCGTCAGATCATTTGAACCGACGGCGCCTGACAATTGAGCGGCGACAGCGCCCTTGGTCGTGACGTTGATTGCGATGTTTTCGCTGGGAGGCTCACCGGCCGCGTCGAGAGTCACCCAGTTGTCGGAACCTCCAACCGTAACATCGGTCAGGTTGAGCTTCCAGAGCAAGATGAGTTTCCCTTCCAGCGTGGCCCGAGCCGCGAGATCATTCAGCGAATCGCCCGCGCTCTCGACATCATCGTACCAATTACCAGCCGAAGAACCATAAATGATCCTTTTGAGCTGGCTGAGCATACCATTGGCGGCATCGGCGAAGTCAACGGCACTCCCTTCGACGCCCGCCACGGCTGCGGCATTCAGCGTATCATCCCAGGTATCCGGCTTGTGGATCTGGTCAATTCGTTGCAAAGAAACGGTCATTTGTTACTCCCTTCTCAAGGCGGTGAATCATCCAAGAGTTGTACCAGCGCTCTCCATAAAGAATTATACCCTTGGCGCTCAAAACGCAAAACTACGCTTTTTACAGGTGCAAAACGCCCTTTACTTGAGCAAAGGGTTGTATTTCTGCTTTCCTGTGCGTACTATGCTAAATCTGCCAGCCTTTTCCTCTTCGTGAACCAACAAACTGATCGTAACGTCGCCGGCGATGCAGATCACTTTCGTGCCACCTTTGAAACGCTCTCCCCTATTCGGTCCTACCACGTACGCATCGAAAAACACTTCATCGAATTTCTCGGGGCGCCGCAGAGAATATTGCAAACCTTTGTCTTGAAGAGTGATTCCGGATATGGCATCCTGGAATTTTGGTTGTTCCCTTAGCTTGAACCATTCCTTTGCTCGAAGGTGGTCTTTCAGGTCGAATTTCAGCGTTCGACCGTCCGACGTACGTATGACAAGAGTGGGTCTGTCCACGACAACCTCTTGAGCAAAAGCCAATCAAGGCTGAAAGTGGAATTTACAGTTTGGCTTTCTTCCGCTTCGATACGGTCTTTTTGATCGGCTCTTTCGGCTTCTCTTCTTCCTTCTCCACGGTTTTTTCTTCCGGCTTGTCGTCATCCGTTGTGCCGGAGATCTCGACTGCTACCGGCGCCGGCTTTTTCGCCGGAACCGGGGCAGCCGCCTTTTGGGAGGGCAGAACGATGAGCTGTTTGAAAACGTCCTTGTGCTCCTTTTTCAAGAAGGCAAGCTCGTCATCCGTCAGCACCAACGTCGAAGATGGCCGAATGTGAAGAGCGCCCTTGCGAGAACGCTTCGCCTTGGGGCCGAAATCATCGATTTGCATCGGGCCGAGATGGGACGGTACGTTAACTTGTGGCATGTTTTACCTCCAATCACCAACCGGCCGGTCAGCTCTTCTTCCGCCTCGTTGTCGTTTTGGTTTTTGCCTTGGCGACTTTCTTGGCGACAGGCTTCTTCTCTTCGGGTTCCGGTTTCTTCTCGGGTTCCGGTTTCTTCTCGGGCTCCGGTTCCACGACCTTTGCCTTGACCCGAGGCTCCGGAAGAGTTTCCACCTTGAAGCTGTCCATGTTTCGGTAGTATTCGATTTCAGAAGGATTGGTCAACACTTGAGGGCTTCCCTTCGTGAACTTCCGTCCTCGGCCCTCGTGGGTGTGGCCTTCCACTAATTCCACTCTTGCTAATACCATCTTGAGAATCCTCCAAGCGATGGTGAGAGATTAGAAGACGGGAATGGCGCGGCTTACGCCGCGCCTATTCCCTTCGTCAGCGCTCCAAGCTTAGATCCCTGTTCCCAGGTTCTTGCCCTTCACGATGGCGGTGTACTCCTCGAACTCCACGGCCACCTTCGCGGTGATTGCGTACTGATTGACGCTCTTGAAGATGTCCCTGTCGCGCTCGATCCGGATGTCCCGACCGATGCCCACGATGAAATTGTTCATGTGGGTGAGGAGCATCTGAGGATTGGCGGAGTAAGTAACCTTCACGGTTTCTCCGTCGCCGATCCCGGAGCCCACTCTGACCACCGTACCAGCCGTGTAGTCCACCGTATAGTTGGTGGTCTCGACATAGGGCGTCTCGGGAGTGCTTCCCAGGGTTTCCTTGCTCACCACGACGTTCGACACGGGCCCATACCGCAATGCGGTAGGAGTTGTGCCGTTCAGGGTGATGTGCTGTACGACTTTCGGCTGAAGGTCGAACAGCGGCACGGGCACCGCCGGGATACCAAACGGTTGGTGACCAGAGCCACCAGCGGCTGCGTCGCCGAGAGCGGTGGCGCGGCTCGCCAACTTCTCCAGGTACAGCTGCCACAGATCGGGAGAAATGTACCAACGAAGTTCGCCACGGTTCCTTCGGAATTTCGTGGGCATCGCTCGGATCATCTTCGAGAAGACGCTCAAGCCGATGTTCGCGCCTTCGGCGTCAACGACGTTTCCGGCATCCGCGCCTCGGAGCCAGCCTTTCTGGAGAGCCAGATAGGTATCCTTGACGTATTGGGTGGACGAACCGCCCTCATAGATCTCGTTCTCGATCACGGCTGCCCCGAGAAGATCGCCCATGAGATACAGCTCTTCAAGGTTGTTCGCCAACCTTTTGGCCATAATCTGAACGATGTGATCTTCCGACGCATCGCCTTCGATGTTGACCTCCTTGAAGTTGTCGCTAATCTCGAAGGGCACCATGATCTCCTTGGGAGTCAGAGTGATCTTCGTGGTGGTGATTCCGCGCCTGATCGCCGGGTCTTTGGCTTCCGCCTTCGGCACGGCCACGCGGTTTCCGATGCCGATCTTGTCGATATCAAGCGATTCATTCCTGAACCGCACCACACGAGCGTTGTTTTTGAGTACCGTCTCATCGACCACGTAGTCAATGAACCTGTCTGATTGCGCCGGGTTGAGCTTTCCAGCTGCCGCGAGCGCATCAGTCGTGACGACGGCTTTCTGGACCAGTTCTTCGTTTGTCATGACCTTTCCTCCGTTTTTGGAAAAAAATTTCGTTGACCGGTTTACCTTTCGTCAACAACTTAGAGCGCTTACAGCACCCCTTCCCACATGGACTTCTTCACCTCGATGGCGCCGTCGGTTCCGCCGTCGCCCTCCACCGATTTGGAAGGCGTCCTTGCCTTCTCGATGTCTTCGAGCCTTTTGGAGACGTTCTTGACCTCTTCGACTAAAGGAGCCAACGCCTTGGCGATGGTGTCTTCTTTCGTCTCTTCGCCTTCCACCGACTTCTTCGTGCCCACCGGGCGTACGGCGGAATCCACCATTGCGCCTTTCGAAGTCTTCAGTTTGTCGATGAGGGCGTTGAGGCCGTCTTCGTCTACTTCCTTCAGGATGCCGGCGAGCCCGCTGATGGCGTCCTTTAGGGTATCGGTTCGGCCGCTCGTGAAGGTTTTGCCCTTCTGGACGGCCGCCGAGATTTTGATGGTCCCATCGGCCATCATCTTCACGACAGGCTCTTCTTCAGGCGCTGCGTCCTTCTTCACATCGGCCTCCTCTTCTTTCTTGGTTACTTTGGCCCCGCACATCCCCTTGAGGAGATCGGCGACACTTTCGAGCGCTTTCGTGGGCGCTTCGGCTTTGTCGCCGCCCTTCTCCAACCAAGCCATCACGGATTTCAGCGCCTCAGTCTCTTGGACTTCGCCGCTCTTCTCCACTTTGGCTTCGGGTGTTTCGGGTGTTTCGGGTTGGGCGTCCGTCTGAGGATTCTCAGGCTGAGTCGCTTTGGTGACGTCTTCACTAGCCTGCTCCTGCTTGTTGACGCCGGCTTCTGAGTCGGATGCAAAAGCTCCCATCTCACCGTCCTCCGTTCTTCTTTTGATGACTAAAAATTCTCTCAAAATAGCCGGCGCATCAACAGCAGACACCTCGCCTACACGAAGAGACAACAACTCTCTTGGTCCTTTCTTTGTGCTCACGAGATCTCCTCCAATGCGCCGTTTGGCCAACATTTGGGATTCTACGCCCAATCGACAAATCGATCTAGCTTTGTCTGACTAGCGCCGAACCTCCGATGCTGAAACCTGTGATTTCGCCTTTTTTGATTTTCTTCCACAATTGATCATCCGTAACCTTTACGGTAATCAACCAAGAGCCCTTCTTCACAGGCTTATCGTTGAGTTTGTGATCGGATTTGGCGATCCAACTTTCTACCAATTCCATTCCGTTCAACCCGAATATCTTGTGCATGACGCCAAGCTTGGTTGACTTATTGTAATTGGACAAAAAGTTGAATGCCGCTTCTTCGATAACTTCTGATTTGATTGTATCGTTGTGGGCGTCGATTTCATCTGGTTCAAGAACGATCCCGGTGATGAGTTGGCGCTCGCCCTTCTTTTTCAGCTTCAGGATGGAAACGCCTACCTCGGCGCGTTTGTGCAATTCCACCCGAGCTTTTTCCATTGCTTCTTCGTCGATTGCGTCAAAGTCCAATTTGAATTCGCCTTCGGCAATAGATTTGCAGAGTTCATACCTTTGACTGCGTCCTTCCTTGTCGTTTTCCCAATAGCGATGGACTTCCGGGATCTGGCTTTTGAGGATGATAGGTAGCGCCGAATGTCCGTTGGCAGGCATCCACCCCTTCTCCACGGCTTCTTCACTCAATACGTATGGGCTCGGATCGGCTTTCACCTCGGCCGTCCATCCGTCCTTTGAGGTTTTGAACACGATGCGATAAATGTCGCCCTCGCTCTTGAGGAAATATTCGTGAAGCTCTTCCGTTTGTGCGCCATACTCCATCTCGCCTTTCTCGACGATATGATACACGGCTGGGTTTTCCCCGTCGCTTCCCAGCGGTTCCACTTCTCCGCTCTCTGGCGCCGTAGTCCTCGCCTCGATGTTCAGCCAGGCGTAGGGTATCACTCCCAGCTTGGAACACGAAATAGGCACAGATATGGCTTGCTCTATGCCGACCTCGTTGTCATCTTGAGAACCCTTTTCGTGTTCGTCCTTCGCCTTCGATACGCTGATCACTGGTTCCGGAGAAGCGCCTTCCGCAGCTTGTCCAAGCTTCCATCCGATTGCGGCCCGTTCTTTTCTCAACCCGAGCAGCAGGCTCAATTCCACGCTTTTGCCTACCCATCTTTTACACAAGGCGTACGGCATAGGCTCTTCGCCGCTCGGGATCGCTTCGTACGGGTCAATCTTCTTCCGGATAGCCAGCGTTCCGTCCTCCTTCGCCTTTACCTTTCGGACCTTCAACTCAGGCTCTTTGTTTGAATCTGGTTGTTCTTCTCCGAAGGCTTCCAAATCCTTCGACACGTCATCAAGCCAGAATCCCGGCGGCGAGGGATGTTCCACGCCCCTTTTGTATAGCTCGTCAACCACCAGGGCGTGCATATTTGCCATCTCGACGGATGAAGGGCGCTCGCCCTCGCTCTTCAGAGCGCTTCGCCAAGCTTTGTGAAGCTCAAAGTGTGTGTAAGCCAATTCATCTGTAGTCAGACCCGCCGGATCATCGCCAAACGCTATTTTACTCAAAGACAACTTCTTTCCGTCTTCGGGCTCTTCCATAATGGGTTCGGGTTCTACCAACTCGGGCTCTTCTTTCGCCGGCTTTTTCGCCTTATTCTCCACGACTCTGAGCTTGGGCTTCTTTTCTTCCTCGTCTTCGACTTTGATTTTGCTGCCTCCTGGCAGGCTCGCCGGGTTCTTCTTCCCGCTTCCAAGATTCTCGGCCGTGACCACCGACTTCCGGATCTCCGTCATTTTCTCTCGCTCGTCCGCCGGGATGGCCGCTCGCCTGTATTTTCTGTTAGCCATGATCGCCTCCTAAAACACGGGCTCTTCCGTCGTGTCCATATCCACGGTACAACGGCAAATAAAGTGGAATGGCGGCAAGGCGAAGCCCGCGTCTGCCAAGCTTGCCGCGTCTTTTGACCCCACGGCGCCTGACTTTGGCGATATGGCTTTAAGCGCCTTGAGAGATAGCCAAGGATGGATCTTCTTCATAGCGTCTGGCGTTTCCGCCTCCATTTCCGCTTCCATCTGCCGAACGCCGTGGGAAACCTTGAAGATCTTTCCGTCCATATGTGAACACACAGGACAAGTCTTTTCGTCCTGCGGATTCATAATTTCATAGCGCGTAACGCCCGCCAAATCAAACGAACGAAGTTGTCCGTGCGCCCTTGTTACCGTTGCCGCGTTGGCGGCGAGCCCTTTGAAGTATTCCTTCGAGGTCCCAAAGAAGCCCGTTGGCGTCTTGATCTTGTCAAGACTTTCTCTGACCGCCGCTTGAATCCTTTCGCCGGCAACCTTCCGACTGACGCCCGTCTTCAAAGTTTGGCGAACGCTATCGGCCACAACTATCCTCACGCTTTCGTCATAGTGCTCGCCTATCCAATGGACTTGCGATTCGGATACGGCCGCGACAACTTCCTCATCCACTACGTCGAAAGCCGGTTCAATCTGAATTTTCTTCTTTTCGGCTTTCGACACCAATTTGTACTCGGGCGTATCGTATGTAAGTTTGCCTTTGGATTGACCCGTTGCTTTCTTGTGCCCTGCGTACCGGGCGAGCCTGTATGATTTGGCGATGTCGGCTTTGAGCCTTGGCCCTACCGTCTTTTGCCAACCATTCATGATCTTCGAGATGGCGGCAATCACCGCCGTGGCTTCGGCCTTCTTGACGGCGCCTTTCTTGCTTGACACCATCGCCTTTGCCTTCTTCGCCGCTTCGTTAGCCAAGTTGGACCACTTCAGGAACATGTATTCCCGAAGACGCACTTCAATCCTAGCTATTTGGGACACCTCGCTGACTTTGGCTACTTTGGCAAGCGTTTCCTCCACGACTTGCAGCCGGTCAAACAATTGATCCTCTTGGGCCATCGTTATTTCGGCCAGTTGGTTCACTCTTCGTCCTCTTCGGCTTCTAGGATAGCCGCTTTCCAGCGTTTTTCCAAACGCCTTTGGATGCTTACCAACCTATCCACAAAGGCTTCATCTGCTTTCTCGATGCCCATCACCAACCCTTCATGGCCGCATTTTTCACACGTGGCCTCGAAAAGTTCGCCCTCTTCGCCCTCTTCGCTCTTGATAGCCGTCACTTGTTGACCCGGCTCCGTTGGGTCTGCTTTATTCTTCACGGCTTCGGCCATCAATAGCGAGAACGGCATTTCCTTCTTGAAGTCTTCCGGGAAGTTCGGAAGCTCTCGACCCAAGATGTCTTCGAGCATAATTCTAGCAATCTCTGGCGTCATTCCGCCTGTCTTCTCGGCGCCGGCGAGCAGCTTCACCAGTTCGGCGTTATCCGTCGTATTCGGGCTGTTGCTCCTAAACTCGTGGTACACCACTTCCATTTCCGGAAAAAGCCGGCGATTGATCCAATTGTCGAACTCTTCGCGCTCCGGAGCAAATATCTGCTCATCAGCAAGGCGCCGGGATGTCTCTGCCGTCGTCCTCGTGTAGTCCTCCGTTCGGCCTACGAAAATGGGAGGCAAACGGAAAGCTCGCCGAACCTTGTCTTGGTTGTTCGTCGAATAGTTCTGAAAGAGAGCATCCTTGTGTTGCACGTTGGCGAGCGGTTTGATTTCGACTTTGACTTGGTTCCCGTCTTCGCCTTCCAAGTCGCCCTCGGCTTCAAGGATCAAAAACTTGCTGTAGTTGTCTTGTGACTGAATTTGCGTTTCCACGAACTTTTCGATGCGTTCGATGCTTCCTTGCGTCAATTGGCCATTGGAAACCAATACAACCATCGACGGAATGTTATTGTTCCTCAAAGTGGAATAGTTGATTTCCTCGCTTGCCCGGTCGCCGTAGATGGACAACAGGTTCCCTATGAACCTTGGCAAACCGTATGCGCTCCGAGTGCTATAAAGTTTGAAATGGATGATCTCGCTTGCCTTCCTTGATTCGGGCATCGGCGTTCCTTTGCCGTCCCAATCCATTTCCTTCTCGGGCGGCACAACGGCGCCTGTTTCGTTGTCGTACGTCCTCGGATCGCCGTACTCTTTGAACCATCGTATCTTGTAACCGCCGCTCGCCGCCGTCCCTCGAATCGAATGGAATCGACTTTGCACGAATTTGCGGAAGCGTTTCCACACTTTGATCGTTTTGACCGTGACGCTGTTATCGTCTTGGATTTCGAGCACCGGAACGTCAACCATAATGGAATCCTGGTCGATGCGTCCCAAGCGCATTTGGTAGCTGGGAATGTGGGTGAGACCTTGCGGTCTTCCAGCGATGTTCCTCGTCAGCTCCCAATATCCGTTGCCGGTTGCCTCCAAATCCTTCCGAACCTTTCGCCGTAACATCGAAAAACTGTCATCTATGTTGGCGTAGTTGAACCAATTCTTGAGCATCGTTCGCTCTTTGGCGACCGCGTTTTTGAGTTCGCCTTCGGCGTCTTTGGCTTCTTTGCGAGGAACGAACCTATGCCCAAACGCTTCACAATTGATTTCCATTGCTTCGATACAAGGCTCAAGTTCGGTGTTGTGCTCGGGCAGCATCGCCATCGTCAACAGGTCGAAAGGCGGCTTGATGATTCGCCCTTGATCAGTCAAAGCGGTGAAAGGATCTTCGTCCAATGCCTTCGACTTCGACGCTTGATCTGCGCTCTCCAACCGCTTGCTGACGTCAATCACTACGGCCCGAAGAGCACCTTTGTTAGCTTTGTTGGAAGCACTGGCCCTGACCATATCTCTTGTGATTTCCATTCCGGCCATGATTACCTCCTCAAATCAAACCGGGTTCGCTGCCCCGGCGCTTTCTTCTGCGTTTGCGATTGCTGATTGTGACTGCCATATCCGTTGCGTCAAACAAATCCTTGTACGGATAGTTCGGGAAAAGCACAAATTGTTCGATCCACAACGGCGCCGTTGGACTTTTTCGGAAGAAGAAGCGCCCATCCTCGAAGACAGCAGAGAGCTTCCACGCTCTCGTGGTTTTGTCCTTGTCCGTTTTCATCGGCGTGAGCCTGATTTCACGGTCTTCGTCTTTCAGATTTTGATATTGCGCTTCTTGGTAAGCATTCGTTTCAATCCCGGCCCTGAGCGGATCATACTTTCGATAGAACTTCAAGATTTTGGCAGTTTGCGCCTTGAATCTAAGTTGGCCCTCAAAGAAGTCCCAAGCATAGTAATTGTCCCGCTTGTCCTTGGCTACTACGGCGATGGCGAAATGCGCTGCGCTGTCCTTCTCGCTGATCGCCAAGTCGATCCCCATGAAGAATCTGATATCATCCGGAATGTCTTTCTCGTCAATAAGTTGACAATGGTCGTATTGGAAAACCTCGCCCTTCATGGCTTCCGTATCGCACTGATATTGCGCATTGAAAATGATTGTCCCTGCCCGCCGGCGCTTCTCTTTAAACCAATGAGGCGGATACTTTTCAGGCCAAGGGCTTCGTTCTTTTTCATCCAACGCCGGGATGATCTGGTGACGCTTTGAAAGCTCGTTCTTGATCAAATGTCCGTACAGATCAGCGTAGTGATAGCGCGTTCCGAGCCGATGGTGTTCGCCTCGATGTGGAACGCTAGAATCCGGAGGCTCAAG